TCATTTTCCACTTTTTTCAGTTTTTTTTTTTAATTATTCCATGTTATTTTTGTGCCTTATATATGATATTATATATACAGATCAAAACAAGAGCAAAACAAATTCAGGAGGGAACGGATATGAAGTACAACAAAAAAGAGATTATGAAAAAAGCATGGGAGATCAAGAAAGAGAATGCGAACAACATTTTCGGATTGTGCTTGAAAATGGCGTGGGCAATCGCAAAAAAAGCCGCTGAAGAAAAAGAGCTTCCAGAGTTGCAGGGTTCTGTAAAGCAGATCGCATGCGCAAAAGACATCCGCGAAAAGATCATTGCTAAACTTGATATGGGCAACCTTCTTACCAATCGTGGCGAACTCATGACTGAGTGGGCGGAAGATTTTATGGGACGCAAGTTCTTGTTGACTTGCGTTACCTTCCTTGACAAGACGGATTGGGCTAAAAAGCTCACCGAGAAAAGAGAACAATTGTTCGGAAAATTCAGATCGGTATATCCCAAATACGTTGGCAAAAACGATCCTAGGAGAGAGGCTTACAGGGCTATGCGGCTTCGTACTAACCGCCTCTATGCTGAGTATGTTCATGAGCTCGGATTGGAGTTTGTTAGTAGTCTTACAAAGGCAACCGACTTCATAGACCGCCGCAGATATGTTTAGCTACTAAGGACAGAGAACCGTCCATCAGAAAACGACCTGGCTCCCAGGGATAAGTAGAGAAAGAAAAGGATATGATCTATACAGTTTTTCCAAAGAATCATGACAAAGAAGATGAATAGTGTTATCTTCCGTAAGACTTTCCAACCTACAAAGAAGCTGCAGAATACGCAGAGGGGCTTGATTGTGACTATGATATTGAATCGGTAGAAGGGGAATGCGTTTAGGGCGGCACAAACCGCCCTTTTCTACCTTGACACGCAACCGCATTAGATCATACCCAGCAGGGATTTCCACATCTTCTTTTTAGCAGTGATTTCCCCGTCCAGGTTCTTATACCCAAGAACTTTTTTCTGGTAGGTGTTGACTGCTGCTGTGAACTTTGGTCCCGCAATACCATCTACAGCGCCACAGTTGTAATTCAAGGTATTCAGACGCTTCTGCAGTGGGACGACTACTGGGTGTTTACGGTTCTTTGTTGCTGATACAGTGATAGTGTTTCCGATTGTTTCATCCCCCGCCATGCCGTCTACTTTGGAACCTGTGGCACTCTGCACGTCTTTGATAAAGTTTTTCTGTGTGTAGGCGGGACAGATGTCCGTTGCTTCTACTTTTCCGGCAGAGTAGATCACTTTTCCGCTTTCGTCATACACTTTCTGGCCTGGCTGACAGTCCGCGATCGCAAAGTCCTTTTTGTGGTAGGCCCCTGTCTGTTTCTGACAAATGCCGTTTTTCCAGCCTGTTCCGACACGATACCATACTGCTTTTTCCTTATCCTCTGATACTTGATCGGGCTTTGTATGTTCCTGCTGCACGGATGCCTGTCCAATCTGTCTCTTAAAGTCCTCCCACAACTCAGGCTTGTCCATCATCTTTCTGGGACAGTACTTTCCCTTAGCGTCAAAATGACGGATTACTCTTTCTGCTGGAATCCCAGTAGTCTGGATTAAGTGCTTGACCAGTTCAATGGCATTTTCACGGGCCGTTGTATAATCCCCATCCTCATTCACACAGATTTCAATATTGATGGTATTTCGGTTTGTGGCATCCTTGACCGCATGAGCGCCGCCATACTCCCTTCCCACCGAGTAAGTGCCGTCTGTATGCTCTGCCGCCTGATATACACCATCAGAGCCCGCATAGTAGTGGACGGAAGTACTCAAGTGTCCTGCTGCCTGGGCTTGTGCATGTCTGCCCGCATCAGCACCTTTTGAAAAGTTATCCGTTTCATGGATTACGATATATTTCGGGCTGTTTTGTCCGGCATATGTACACTTTTTTGAGATAAACTCTGTATTAATTTTCATTCTCTTTTCCCTCGCTTTCTTCTACGATAACCCAATCCTCTGCCAACATATCTGTCTGACTTGCCAACCACGGTACAAATTTTCCGTCTGCCGTTTTCATCCCAATCCAGGGCAATAAATTTCCTTTTGGTATCGCAAGTCCGATTTTATCAATGATTCCCCATTTTTCAGATGGAACATACAGTAGGAACATGCCTTTGCCATTCCAACCGCTTCTTGCCACCTTACAACCCTTTTTCAAAAGCTCTATGGCAATTCCAAAGGTCATCCCCTGACAATCCCTATAAGCCTCTTCAAACTGCTTCTTTGGCGACCATGATTCATATCCGTCAGAGTATCTTACAAGATACCCTTCATCTGCTGGATTTTCATCTGCTGGGATTTTCCAGCCACGGTACATGTTGTAATCACCCCTGGTCATTTCCTTTGCCTCAATCATCTTTGTTCCAATAAATTTTTTCATAATTTTCCTTTCTTTCAGATAACACTTTTCTTTGATCACTTAACGATGATAGACACGACACTATCCATATTGTACATGCCTACCCAAGTGCCGTTTTTGATGACGATAAAGCACTTTCCGTCATATTTATAGTCTGTCCACTGTTTTTTCTTCCACTTACAGACGCATCCATTTTTAAAAACAATTTTGATCATATTATTTCACCTCCCCTTCCTTCACTTCCGGCAACCCTGCAAAGGAAGTCAATAGGGATGCCACGCCCGCAAGTGCCGCTGTACCAAGCACCACTTTCCAGTCAACTGCTGCAATCGTTGCAGATGCTGGCAGCAAGGCTACCGCTGCCTGGGCTGTGGTTTTGATCGCCCTAACTCCTGCTGCTTTAAACCAGCTCTTTGTTTTTTCACTCATATAACGATTCCTCTCTTTCTTTTGGTTCTTCTGGCATTTCCAGAAGTGTGTTGTAAAGTTTTGTTGCAACATCATTTCCTCCAAGTTTATGGTAAGATTCATATACCTTTTTCATGGATTCCTTTGCATAAATGGGACAATATTCCCTGTCCTGATACTTGTTGTAATTCTGTACAATACTTTCCCGCAGAAGGCTCTTTACCCCTTCTGCTATCGCTGTGCTTTTATGCTGTTCCTCTTTTAAACGCTTTCCTACATCCCTGTATAAGCATCCCAAGACAGCGGACACAATGGCAAACAGCCATTCCACCCAGTTCTGCTGGATAAATTGTAAAACTGGCATAGTATCACCTTCTTTCTAAATGATGTTTTTTATCGTATTTTCCAACTTGTTTATTTTCTCTTCCAGCTCAGATACTTTTCTTTCCATTTTTTCTTTATAGCTTCTCAGCTCTTCCTTCGCCTCCTCTGCTTCTTTTCTTGTTTTTTGTATCATATGCGTGTTTAGCGCGATAAACTCTTCATATCTTAGTGAATATGTGTATCTTGCTTGATCTTCACTTCCTGGCTCTTTTTCATCTTTGCAGAAGGCTGCAAACTCTTTGGCGGTCACTTCTGCCTCTTCCATCACTTCCTCCACATCCTGAGATATAAATCCGCTGTGCATCCGATCAGAAGAGTGGTTCTTGAACATGTATAGGCAAGGCTTTAGCTTTTCAAACAGTTTTTCATACTTTTCACCTGCCTGCCCTTCACCGAAATACCGGATATTTTTCTTTTGCTCACGATCAGAGGTTGAAATCGCACTTTTTGTCGAGTATATCTGCCCCCACTTATAAGAACTGCTTCCAAGTGTGATCATGCCCTCAAACACTGCAGTTGGCCGAAATTGCGAGCTCGTCAAACATACCGCCTTGGTCTCGCTCGCCAAAACAAGTGTGCTATCCGTGGTCTCTACTGTATGCCCACTTATAGACGTTGTTCCCGCTTTCAGCGTCGCACCTTTCACCGTTCCGCCTGACGTCACGTTACCGCTAAAGGTTCCAGTTGTTCCAGTGATGCCTGCGAATTTTGCGCTTCCATCACGTCTTAGACTGATAGCCCCTACACTGATAGAGGTATATGCCTCTAGCATATCTTCTACATACAGCGTCCCTGTTAGACGCGCCCTGATATATGGATAGCCAGATAGTGTGATCTCCTCCGCCAGTATGAGGGTTAATCCGTTTTCCCATGCTCCTTTTGTTCCGTAAACGCTCCCACTTATCCCCTCACTATTTATAGTGGTTTTTCTCTTTTTTTCATCTAAGTCACCGACTACAATTTCACCACTTTGGATGGTTGCTTTACTGCTTGGCCCTGTGATTTCCACAGTACCTTTGAATTTTGCGCTTCCTGTGTCGTCTATAAAAAATTCTTTGCTTGTGATGCTACCTTTTAGCATATCCAACTTAAGCCCTGCATACGCAAATCCCCCGCTTCCGTCGCGATAGTTCCCGCTTTGTATGGATCCAATCGCTATAATGTTTTGCGCCAACAAGCTATTAACATTAATATTGTTGGCGGTCAGCTTATTGGCACCAATAAATCCGTTGGAAATCAAATTTCCCACGTTGATTTCACTCGCTGTAATTGAGCCTGCAACGATTTTATCCGCTGTAATCGTCCGCTGTGTCAAGATATAGGCGTCTAAGGTGTTTACTGCTTGTGATACAAGCCCCCCGCTGTTGTTCAAGGCATATACTAAACTTTTGTTGTTGCCTCGCAGGATTAGCCGCTCAACAGATAGCGTCCCTGCTATGATGTCATCTGCAAAGAGCTTGACGCCTGTAAGCACATCTGTAGCAACGATTTCTCCTGCCTGGATGCGGTTTGCGACCATCCCTTGACTTACCATGAGACTTTCTAAAAATCCCTGTCGGATGGCAGCAGTATCGACATTTGCATAGTCTATTTTTGCATAGTAGGTCTCTAGATACTCCGTCGTGATGTTTGTTGCGGTGATTTTATCTATTTTTGCGTCTACGGCCTGCAGGCTTTTTATCGTCGCATACTTGGCCTCCAGGTACTCCGTTGTAACGCTTCTTGCTGCAATGTTTTTTATATCCGCATTTAATTCTGTCAGATTTTCAACCGTTGCATAGTTGGCTTGCAAATATTCTACTGTGATCTCCCGTGCAACGAGTTCATCAATCAAAGCCTTTAAAGCAGAGATATTGTCCGATTCAATGACTGCAAATTTCGCCCGCTCTCCATAAATCTCGGTTGCATCCAGCTTTCCAACGTTCGCTGCCTGCAGGTTGGCCAGTTCACTTACTGTCAAAGTGGTAGTTTCTGCGCTAGTCAAGAGCGCCTCCCCAATAACCGCCGACGGACTCCCGATCTCTGTTTCTGCATAGATATAGTTTACCCTCAGCTCGTCCAAGTCTTCTGATAGATACTTGTCCATCCCTATGATCTGGCTGGCGCTGATTTTATCCACAGAAGAGCCTTTGACCGTCCCGTTGTTTGTCGTGATGTTTCCAATGCACTCAGCAGCAGCAAAAAATTTCTGTTGCATTTCCTCAAAAGAAAGCACTGTGTTAGAGATTTCGCAAGTATTTTTTGTCGGATCCTCAAGATACTCCACAGTCTTTACTATCCGCTGCTTTTCTTTCACTCCGGTATCTTGGTCGATCACCAGCACCGTATCGCCTAAAGAGTAAGAAAGGACGCCATACTCTGGATCCATCCTGGCAAGATCAATCGTCTTTGCCTGTAAGGTCTTTTTGGGCTTAGAAATCTCGGAAAGTTTTTTTTCTGCGTCTTCTTTCAAGGCTTGCGGGTCTATGTAGTTGCTATCTTCCCATATGATTGTTTTGATCTTCGTTGAGTACTGGCAGTTTTCCAGATAAGAAACTCCATTGTTTACACTCTCAATTCCAAGGTTATCTGCCCCGATCGGTATAATCCTTGTAGCATAGTCATAAGAATCTGCCTTATCCTTCAATTCCGTGAGGTTTAATCCCTTTATAAAGTAGGATCCTCTATCCTCCCCCACTTTGTCCAAAAGATAGACCACTTTCCCGATCGTGTCGAACTTCACTTCACAAGTGAAGGCCTCTAGCAGCTTTCGGATGATTGTATAAGAAGTTGCTTTTATCATCCTTATGCTTCTTACCCTGCTTCCTGGTATGTCGCTTACACAAGTCCAGCCCGTGCCTGTAAGCGCATAATCCGCCATCTCTTTGGCAGTGCAGTTCTCAGCAATAAATTCTTTCCATATTCTGCCTTCCAAGCCTTCCGTGTTGAGCTCTGCAACAATGTTCCTCCAGCCGTCCGCCCCTTGTGAGTTTTCTTTGACCACAAATTCGTCTTTGTCTGTTCGGATATAGTACTCGTGTGGGATCTCTATCTTTGACCGATGCCAGGAAAAAGACAGCTTTTTTTCTCCGGTACTCAACTCACTTTCCACTTTTGCATCCTTCAGCCCTTGCAGCCCCGCTATCGCTTTATGGTTTAGGTCATACAACTTTAACAGCATTTTTCTTTCCCCTTTATACAAACCTCGGTTTATAGCGCATCTCCACTTCCATTCCAGACTGGTTCATCTGTATGATGTTATAGCCTGGCTGTAAGGTGGGCAGTCCCCATATATCCACGTCCCCAATCTTGTTCACTCCGTCTTCCGTGATAATCCCGCTTTCCCCGTCCAAGATTATGGTTTTTCCATCTGTAAGGTTCGAAATTTTGATCGGCTTATCCTCTAAAGTATATCGATCACGCACAAGCCCCGTGATGGTTAAAGATACCTTCCCTATGGTGGGGGTGATCGCCAGTATCACAGGAGTGGGTAAGTTGCCTGTGTTTTCGGTAGAAATCCTCGTTCCGGTGTTTTCAACAACTACTTCCCTACCGTACTCATATCCGGCCAGATCGAGTGTGGCTTTGTGAAATTTTTTCAAGGAAAGCTCAGCATAAGACGCGTTCATCAGCACCATACAGAAAAAATTTTCAAAATTGCGAAACTGTATCTCTGCTGGTTTTAGCAGCGCTGCGATAAGTCTCTCTGCGTTTTTCCATATTTCAGATCTGCTTTTTCCTTCCAGCATCACACTTACTTTAAATTTTTTCATCCCTATTTCAGAGTTTAACAGTAAGGGCGCGGCTGTGCCTGCGAGCCACTGACTGCCATTGGAGACAGAAGAAAAAGAGGGCGTAACATTCCACTCTTTTGCTCCATAGTAAGTAATCTCCCTGCCGTTTATGATCATCTTTTCAACCTCCTAGCCATCATAGCGAACTCTGAGCTCATTCCGCTGCTTAAGGCGCCGACCGTCTGTCCTGTGTCCATGACAACCTGTTTTTCTGCCATCTGTGGAATATATTGCTGCATCACCGATAAAATTTGGGACATCAGCAAACAAACATTTTCGTTATCTACTGCAACATTGATCTGGTTTTGCGCTTGAACGCCTACAAGACGATTCGTCGCCTGTATCGCACTAGCCGCCCCCAGCTTATCACGCTCTTCTATCAGGCTTATCTTTTGCACTTTGATCTGGTCTTTATAGGTGTCTACCAAGCTTTTTACCATATCAGCGCTTTTTTTTCTTGCGCTTTTTGCCCCTTCTTCGATACCTTCCCCTACGCCTGCCGGAAGCTGCAAGCCAATCTCCCGCTTAAAGAGCTTTGATGGGCTGTGTATTTCTGCTGCTTTTTGCATCTCCATCTTTAAGTCTTCGATAAACTGCTTTGCGGACTTTTGAATTTTTTTCTTATCTGTCAAAGCCTCTAAGATGCCTTCTAGCGTATTTTTTCCGATTACTTTTCCAGCCTTTGGCAGTTTTCCAAGCTCTTTATCGATATTTTTCCAGCTTTCTTCCGTCTTTGTCTTGGTATCTTTGCTTTTAGCAGCTTCCGAAATCCCCGCAACGAGTTTCGCCGTGGTATCTTCGCCCGTCTTCTTGGCGTTTTTTGCGATCTTTTTCAAAGAATCCGATATGCCCTTTTTTAACTCCGAAACGGCATCTTTATACTCTTGCTTTAGCTTATCCAACTCCGCCTTTGCGGCAGATTTTAGGGCGCTTATACTATCCTTGGTCTCTTTTCGCAGCGGTTCCGTATCTTTGACCGCCTGAGACTGGGATAAGTCCTTTTTCTGCTGCCACAAGCTCACATACTCTTTCAGTTGTTCATCTGTCAGACTATTTAGTGCGTGTAGCGCCGCCGATGCCTGTGGACCCATCTCTTTTAACTCGTCCATCAAGTCTGTAGGAAGTCCGCGCCCTGCAAGCTCCTCCAGTTTCAACTCCCAGTCTGCAAGCCCCGCCACCTGTGTTTTTAGGTTGTAAAGTAGCGTTGCGCCGCTTTCACTTTCGCTTTTAAACTCGTCAAACAGCCCAAAACTGGAGTAAATCGCGTCCGCCCGCTCTTTTACTTCGTCGTTGTATGCATCTGTCAAGCTTTGTATATCATCCTTTAACTTCTGCTGTACCTCACTAAAATTTTGTGCATACTCCTCCTCCAAACTTTTCAGTTGGGTATTCAGATTTTCCTTTGCTTCAAAATATTTTTTGTCTGCCTCAATCCGCTCACTCGTCCCTTTTTTAAACTGCTTTCTTATGATGTTCCAGTAATCCGCTTCCGCCTTAGCGGATAACTTGTAATACACTTTGTATTGACTTAGTAGTTGGTCAGACGCAGATAGCTTCTCCTGCTCTGCCGCTTTTTTTGCCGCTTCCTTCGCTTCTTTTTCGCTTTTTTCCTCTTCTTTTAGCTTTTTCTTTGCATCTCTTAGGTTTTTTGCAGCTTCCCGATATGCGGCAGTTCCTTTTTGAAGTTGCTTCTGGACTTTTTGCCAAAAGGTAACTTCATCTTTTAGCGTGGTATCGTACTGCTTTTTATAGTCAGAAAACCAGCTTTCCGCAGCGTCCAGCACATCCTTGGCATACTGCCCTGCCGATTTTATCGCTCCTTCTTTATCCTTTTTAGAAACCCCGAAATCCCCTGTTTTCTCCAAGGCCTTTGCAATATTTAACTCCCGGATCTTTTTTAGTACCTTTTCATACTCTGCACTCCCTTTTTGTAGCATCTTTATGGTTTTTTTCCACTCTTCCTGCTCTTCTTTGGCTGAAACCTTGCGTTTTTTTCTCAGTTTCTCGATCTCTTCGGATGTTCGCTGATAAATACTTTTGGTCATATCCCTGGTGCTTTTTTCCACTTCTGGGGTCCCGTCTTTTATTCCGAGAGCAACGCCGCGCGCAGTCATCAACCCAACTTCTTTTCGCATTTTTTTGGAAGGAGAATGAATGTCTAGCTCACTTTTTGCTGCTTTGTTGACGCGTTTGGCCATCTCCCTTGCGCTTTGCTCTGCTTCTGGAGTTCCTTTTCTGATACCACCCGCCACTCCCCTTGCTGCGTTTAGTCCTGTGTCATAGTAGCTACTTACGATTTCGCTCGCTGTACTGTCCTGCATCATCAGCACATTTTGGTACTTGTCACAGATCTCTTTGAACTCTGGTTCGCCGTTTTGGAATGCACTCGCCAATTCTGCTACTGCATTCGCTCCCTGCGGTCCCATCTCTACCAAATACTGAAAAAATTCATCCGTCATTCCTGAGCCTGCTGCACCCGCCAATATTTTCAGATTTTCCTTCCACTCTGTCAGCCCTTGCTCCTGGGACTCCAGGTTTTGCAGCATCTGCCCTGTGCTGATTTCTTGACCAGCATTAAACTCGTCAAAGACAGTTGCAGCACCCTCTAAGCTCTGCCTTATACTGTCTTCCATTTCTTTATGCGCTTCTGCTGCTTCCCGTGCCGCCATAGCAGCGGCGCCGGAACTTTCCTCTGCGCTGGCCCCCATTGCTCCATTTTGCTCCGCGACATTTGATACTGCTTCGGCTATAAGATCATATTCTTCTTTTGCGTCTTCTGCCGTACCTTTCGCATCCGCCATCTGTCCGTCCAGCTTTTCCAACTGCTCCCGATACTCTTTTGTCTTTACCCCAAGCTCTGCCTGCTTCTGACTCGTCTCTATGGATGCAGAGCCATAATCGACCATTTCGGATTTTACTTTTTTCTCTGTATCTGCGAGTTGTTCTTCTGTCTCTTTCAATCTCCCAGACACAGCTTCTCGTTCGTGCTGCACTTTTGCGACATCGATTTCCGCCCGCATCTGCTCCTGCAGGATTTCTCCTAACATGCTTTCCTGTGCTTCTACAATTAAGCGCTCCTTGTTTGCCTGGATGATTTTGCGGATGCTTTCTTCGTTTTGGTTTAACTTTCCGGTATTTTCGTCTATGGACAAGTTTAGTTCTGGCATGGCTTCATTGAGCTGGTCTACATAGGTTTTCATCAGGGCTTTTTCACCATTGGAAAGGTTTTCTTTTTCAGAAAGGTCCACTAGTTTAGTGGCTAACTCGTCATATGCGTTATACTCTGCCTGGATGCCTTCAATGCTGCTTTCTCTCGCCTTCCTTGCCTCTTCCGCTGAGTTTTTCAGTTCATCAATCTCTTGCCCTAACTCGTCCACGGTTTCCCTGCTTTTTTTCAGCTCTTCGTCCGAGTTGATGATCTCTTCTTTTGCGTTTTCTACAGCTTTGCTAAACAGTTTATATGCCGTTACTGCTGCCGCAAGCGCAAGCAGAACTTTGGCAATCGGGTTCATGCTCATAACCGTGTTGTATGCCGTCTGCGCTGCTGTAGCTACCTTAGTAGCCAGTGTTTGCGCCCCTTGCGCTGCTGTCTGCGTCACTGTGGCTGTTGTGTCAGCGGCCCTTGTAAAAATGAGCGCTTTCAAAACCTTGATCACTGCTTCCCCTGCCTGGGTATGCGCCAACTTCCAGATTGCCGCTGCCCCTGCGAGCCCTGTCAGGCCAGCTCCTATGACCTCCATATGGTCGGAAACAAACTCCAATCCATCCCTTACGGCTGGCAACCACTTTTTTTCTAGCGGTTCCACCAGCTTCATTTCGATTTCGCGTGCTACTTCTGCGATCTGGCTACCAATATCCGAATATTTTATATCTTTGATGGACTCCATTGAATTTCTAGCAACTGAGATACTCCCGTCCACGTTTGTCAATGCCTTTACTGCATCTATCCCCATGTCTTCCCACATGGTCCCAAAGAGATCAACCCCCGCCTGGTTTTGTACCACCTGATCATCCATGCTAAAGAGCGCCTGCAACGTCTCTTCCGTTGCCGCCTTTGCGCTTTCTCCGCCTGCAGCAAACTTTTCCCGCATAGTATCGGCATCCAGCCCAAGCAGCTCAAAACCTTCTGTTGTGCTTGCTGCCGTGTCTTTTACGCGGATCCCAAACTCCTTATATGCATCCCCAAGCTTATCTACTGAAAAAGTGCCCGCGGCTGTTCCGTTTGAAAGAGAGTTGAAAAACCCCTCCGCACTCACACCCATGTTTTTATAGTGCACCGAGTATTCATTGATCGTGTCTAAGAGATCATCATTTTTGTTTAGGCCACTTTGCGCGCCTTGTGCAATCAAGTTATAGGCTTGTTTTGAAGATACCCCAAAAGAATCCATTAGCATTTTTACCGCCCTGATTTGCTCTTGATAATCCATATCAAACGTATCTCGGAGTGTGATCGCATCTTCCGCAACGTTTTTCAACTCCTCGCTGGATAGGTCGCCCAGGTTACGCTTGATCGTGCCTATGGCTTCGCCAATGTCTTCAAAACTCTCCCCGTAGTTGCTAGCGTAGAGTTCTTTCATGATTTCCCCATATTTTTGGGCTTCTGCTGCTGCGGATCCTGTGCTTGCAGTAACTTGCTGCTGTGCTGCTTCCATTTCTTTTGCCGTTTCTGCGGCCGCTTGTGCCAACTCTACGACTTTTTCTGTTACTGCTTCCACCGCAGAGGCCGCAAGGCTTCCAGCAAACACCGCTTCCATATC